TCATCAAACTCTTCAGGCTCCTTCTGGTTTAGTAGTGATGAGCATATCTCTTTCATCTGCTCTGGCTTAGGTTCTACAATGTGTGTCCTCTGATGATGCTTTAGTTCAACTGAGCGTTGAGTAAATAGTTCACTAACCTTTACACCAAGCCTTCCACAGATAGTGTTTATATCACAGCCGGAATGACAGCGTATAAGAATCTTGTCTGTTTCAAGGGTGACACTCAGGGAGGCTTTGCGGTCTTCATGCGAAGGGCAGATCGCATTGGCAGTAGTACCTGACCACGAGACCTCCTTGAGTTGGGAAATTATCTTTTCATGTACCTCTTTTATATCTGTGACTGTTAGTGACCTCTCTGAATCTGTAAGGTACTCATCAACATTTAGGTTGTCAAAGTCCCATGTCTTAGTGAGGTCTGCCTGAGATGACTCTATAAGGAATGGAGTCTTTACCTCTTCAATTAGAGAGAGTAAGGAGTCCTTCTGACTTGTCTCAGGAATTTTAGAGAGGTAGTCGCTAACATCACCGCCCTTGGCTAAGTTTGGTAGGTTGATTATCCAGACCTTAGATACATGCTCACGGATATGTTCGCCTGTCTCTTGGGCAAACTTCTTACCTGCCTCATCGTTATCTGGAATGATGAAGACTTGGTCAAACCCACTGAAATATTTCTCTGGAAAGTCTGACTGCTTCTTTAGGAGAGGAGACCATGCGTTGCTACCGCCAGCTATAGTTGTAGCTACAAGGTCTATGTTGTGAAGATTGTCTACATCCTTCTCACCTTCTACAAATATGATTGCACGGTGATCCTTGATGTCAGGCCATCTGTAAGGTACCTGCTTTATGCCGTCCCAATTCCAAACTTCTTTGCCTGTTATGTCTGTACGTAATCTCCGAAATTCTTTATTAGGAAATTTTACTACTGTGTAAAGTTGTCTTCCGTTCCCATCCTTATACTCATGTTTTATCTGTTCCATTTAGTGCCCCACATTTAACTATTATGTACCCCTTTTTACGTGAATCCTTTTCGCATCTGATTATTTTAATCTTATCTACCTGTGAGTCGTCTCTGAACCAAGGTAGTGCATCTTCTACAATCTTAATTAGGTTAGATATATCTCGTTTACGGTTATCTGGTGGATATACTTCTATGTCTAACCATACTCTTTCTGTTTCATATACCATCTTAGTACCTGCAAAGATGATGCCACAGGCACTCTTGAATGCTTTACCTTTAGCAGAAACGTATACTCTCTTACCTCTGACCTTGTATAAAGCATTAACTGAAACAGGCCATGGTAGTATTGCATCGTAGTATGCCATCTCTATGCTAATCATATACCTTTGTTTCTAGGTTACGTATTCGTACTATCCACCCCTTATACTTGTCTCTAGTCTTGTATTCTAGGAGTGTTTCTAATTGGTAATGACGGTCTGGCAACAGGAGAGTAACCAGACCGCCTTGGGTAGAGGACAGAGCGTATCTTTTCAACGGTTGACCTCTACTTTCTTAGAAAGGAATAGGTGTTGATTCCTCCTTAATTGGAGGTGCAAGAAGAGTAGAAACACCCTCTGCTCCCATTGGTTTAGGCGATGCACCGAATGCCTCAATGTCACTCACTTCATTGTAACCACGCTTGTTAGGCCCATATTTAACCTTGACAAACTTACCCTCTAACTCACTTAGGTTGGACAACTTCTTCATACCAAGTGCATGTGCATACCGTGCTACCTTGCGTTTGCCTATGCCGTCCTTAACCTTGCCAGCCTCATCATGCTGGTTGTTCATATAGATGGCTTCAAAGAGCCATTGTCCATCAAACTGAGCGTTACCAGATATTTCAATAGGCATCAACAGCTTATTGTGTCCCTTAGAATCCTGCCTTACTTCTGGCAAAGGGGCTTTGATCTCACAGACATATTCGCCCGGAGTAACTTCTATTCTCTCACGAGTGTTTTCTGCTTCCAGAGTTTCTTGTACATCCTCAATTGAAAATGCTAATTCAGAGTTTTCCATAATTTATCCTTTTTTCAGAGTTTCTGAGTTACTTTTATTGCCATCCCAAAAGCTGTCAATCAGCTTGCGGTACTCATTCCAGTCTGCTGGAATTTCCGGCGGTAAGTCGAACCGATTCTTGGCATCAACGCCCATAGAACCACTTGTGTACAGGAACCTATTACCGGACTGAATTGCCCTGTTATCTTTCCTGTTAAATCCTGAGTCAATCTTCTTGACTATGGTTTCAAACGCCACAAAAAGAATTACATCTGCCCATTCCATTACATCGGCAGACAAGGACTTGTGAAGTTTTAGAATGAAGGAGTCGTAAGGCTCCATCGTTGGTTTGTTGATTGTCCGTATCTGTGTGTGACAGACAAGGATTGGCTGAATGTCCTGAGTATCTCGTAAGTAGTTGAGGGCACTCAGTAGTTTGGCTACCTCTCCTCTGGAGTATGCATATCCCTTACCATATCCGAGGGATTCAATATGGGGCTGTTTGTGATCTGTACAAACTTTTGCCTGTGCCAGAGTCTCTAACTTGTCAACAGAATCTATGATGATCCTTTTGATTCCAGACTTTGTACTTGCTATATCCCGAAGGACACCCATTACACCGTCCCACTTCTCTGAGTTCTCCTTGACATCGCCTGTAGGGATACAGTCATGGATAAGGTTGATGCCAGTCTTGTGGAAGACATTCTCACCACCGTCATCTGCATTGATGACAAAGGCTGGTTCCTTCTCTGTGTGAGATGAACATGCAAAACTTGTCTTACCTGCACCTGCCTCCCCCTCGACTACTAACTTTTCCGGTTTTTGCATAACCTTCCGTTTATATTTTTCAAGCATTTTTATCCTTGCTTAATAGATTACTGATTGATACTTTATCTGCCCTCCACATACGCCACTTATATTCTTTCCAGAGACCTAGTAACTTGTCTAGGGTCTCCTTAATCTCTGGTTCAAATATTCGTTCAGTACATGTTGGGCAGAATAAGTGATTGCTTCTGCTCTTGCAGTTGGACATCCACCATGCGGTGTTTTCGTCCAGCTTGCCACAAAAGCAAGGAAGGTTACCATTGTCTCCCTTCTCATAACCAAGTTCCTTGAACCTAGCCATAATCTGTTTCTCTCTTCTAAGAAATTCAGTCCTACCTTTGCTCCTCAAAATCATTAAGGGCTTCTTGTTCAAGGATTTCTTGAAGTTGCCCGACTGATGATAGTGCTGTATAGATGATGCGTCTGGTTTCGTCATGGCTTTCTTCTTTTAAAGTCTTTAGTGCAAGCGTTAGATGTTGCTCTGTAGTATACAGTATCCTCAGTTTATTGTAGTTCATTGAATCCTTCCAACTAACTCATCGACACCCACAAAGTTCTCATAGTGGCACTTGTCATAGACATTGCACCACATAGGTGAGCATAAAGCGTGTGACCTGTTTAGAGGCCAGTAGTCATTATCAATCCTACTGTTTAGTTCAGTAAGCAACTTGTATGCCATAAACAAATCTTCTGATGTTAAATCTGTTTTCAGGAAGACAGGAGGCTGGTCTGGTATGATGAGATGATTCTCAAATGCTGGTATCTCTGTCAGGTTCCTCTTCTTCATGATTACTAATGCATAAAGTGCGCCCTGCATGATCCACTCACGCTTTGCCTTCTTAGCAGGTTTGGATTGTCGCTTGACATCTATAATAAGGGGCAATCCTTGCCTCTCGGCAACAATGTCCATGTAGCCTGTAGTCCGTCTGGTATGACCGTCAAAGATTATGTTGAAGAAGTACTGTGTTTCCAAGGGTTTGTAGTTGATCCACCCCATGTAGTCTTCAACTGCCCTAACGTGTATGTCTAAAGAGTTTGCAAGTTTAACGTACTCTGTGTAGTCCATTGACTCTTCCATCTCACCTAACTTCTGCTCCATATCGTTACGTATGTTGGAGCCTTCGATGCCTGTCATTATATTCTTCAGGCCAGCTTCATAGCCTGAGTCTACAATGGTACCTGCACCTGAATAGAAATTATATGTGAAGGGGTCACCTCCCACTTTCTTGTACCATAGTTGCTTTGAGCAAAATGATGTGGAAGATGAGTGACTTAACTTAATGTCTGGATGTACCATTAGTTTATATGGTTTAACGGTTCAGTAAAATCTGTGTTTGAGTAGGTCTCATTAATAGCATCTTGTTCTTCAGGAAGCATGTCAAAGGACATGACCTCAAAGAGTATCTGGTTACTGGTAAGCCACATTACAATAGACTCTCGTCCGATCCAACGGACAGAGAACTCCCTGTAAACACGGCTCTTGTTTCGTGTTGATGCTTCTGTAGTTCCGAATGATGATGAGTTTATCCAGCGAGCATCTGGATGGAAGTTGGCTTGCTTATCTGCTTGCCATAGCATTTCTCCGACTGTCTCAAGGTCTAGTTTGCCTGACTCGTAGAGTCTTATAATCATATTATCTCCAAAGATTAAGATTGTATTATATCATGAATGATAAATTCATTCAATGTTCTTCATATTAATCTTTTCTGTTATTGACTCCTTACCGCAATGAGGGCAGAAAGCCTTACCTTCTGGATAGTATGCCATACCAGATATATGTACTACTGCCACAGACCACCAATTTTTACACTCACTACAACTAAAGTGAAATATGGTTTCTATGGTGTACTTGTGTGTCATACGCTATACATTGTGTAGTCAAGAGTTAATTCTTCGCCCTCTTTTATATCCTTTATAGTCTGTAGGATATAGTACCTAAGCGTTGAGTCACTATGACTCTCTATCTTGCCACAGTTTGGGTCATCGCTATGATTAACGAAACCTCCTAGTGGTGTGCGTATGTAATTGTTCTGGAATCCTACTGCAAATACATGTGAGATTCCTAACTCTATGCCATATGGGATATTGTTTACTGCAAATAGCCCTTGTCCGTGGACTGCTGAATCTTTTATTGTTACTGACTTTGGTAGTGGTTTATACACTTTCAACCTCTTTATTTGCATTTAGTATTACTTTAAAATCTTCAGCTTTTTTACTGCTTTTAAGGGAGTTACAGCTTTTACATGAAACCACAAGGTTGTCTATATTAGTCATTTCCTCACGTGTCTTACATTTACTTCTAGGAATGACATGATCTAGGTTATAGTTATTAGGTGCAAGGGGTGTGCCACACCAATGACATGGTGCATTAAAATCTTTTTCGCCTCTTGCTATAAGCCAT